ACGGATTTGAGACTGGTGAGATTGTAAATTACTCTATAGAAGAAACTACAGAAGGAAATCTTGCAATTGATGGTCTTTCAACATCTAACCAATATTCCATATTAAAACTTGATGCAGACAAATTTAGACTTATCAATGTTGGTGCTGCTGCTAGTTTAACATCTGATCTCAAGAGAGGAAAGTATGTAGATATTTCTGGAATTGGTTCTGGTTATCATGTATTCCAGTATCCACCAATTGTGGTTACCGAAAATGTATCTTTTGGTTCAACTCTTTCTGGATCATTTACGTTCACTCCAATTGTAACTGGAGAGATTACTGGATCATACTTATATGAAGGTGGTGTTGGATATGGATCCAGTATCATCAACTTACACAAAAAACCAAAAATTACCGTCAAGAATGGTAAAAATGCTCAATTAAACCCAATCATCAGTAATGGTAGAATAATCGAAGTTCAGGTTATGGGAAGAGGTTCTGAATACTTCTCAATGCCTGAAATTCGTACCATTGATGCAAATGGTGGAACTGGTGCATCTTTCCGTCCTGTGATTGAAGATGGTGAGATTACTAAAGTCATTGTAACTAATAGCGGACTTGGTTATGACCCTAACACCACCATATTGGCAGTTGATCCAAGTGGAAAGGGTGCTATATTCTCAACTAGAGTTAGAGCTCTTGAAGTAAACAATGCTGAAAGATATGGAAACATCACACAGCAAAATAGTTCAACACAGATATTCTCAAATGTGTATCAACGTGGGACTAAAGATGGTCTTTCATATTCCATGTATGGATATTCTCAAGATCTTGCATCAAATGGATTTGAGGATGTAACCAGTGGAGCACACTCACCAATTATTGGTTGGGCGTATGACGGTAATCCAATCTATGGACCTTTTGGTTACATTGATCCTGATGATACTCAATCAACTACTACAATTATTAGACCTGGATATGAATTAGATACTTCATCAGTTTTTGATAGACCTGCAAATAAATTCCCTGCAGGATTCTTTATTGAAGATTACAAGTATACTAATAGTGGTGAACTTGATAGACATAATGGTAGGTTCTGCAAAACTCCAGAGTTTCCTAATGGAACCTATGCTTATTTTGTAGGCGTTCAAACAAGCACCTCTACCAACAAATTAATCCCATCATATCCATACTTTGTAGGTAATACTTATAAGAATGATTTTATTGAAGAGAATAAGACATTAGATCATAGTTTTGATTTTAATTCATCAACTCTTGTTCGCAATACTTTCCCACATAAAGTAAATGATCCTGGTGCAGATTATGATTTCTTCAATGAATCATATGAATCATTTGAACAAATCAGTGTTGTAAGATCAGTTACTCAAGGTGATGTTGAAGATATTGAAGTTATCGAAGGTGGAACTGGATATAGAATTGGAGAACGTCTGAACTTTGATGAGACTGATAATAGTGGATCAGGATTGAAGGCAGAAGTATCTGAACTTATTGGTAAAGATATTAATAAGATTGAAACTGAATTATATCGTTATGAAAATACTACTTTAGTTTGGAATAATGAAAATCAAGTATCTGCATACAACTTGAACGGATTTGATTTGGAAGATGGCGATACAGTTTCTGTAAGTGGTCTTTCATCCTCTATCATTAATCTTGCTGGATCCAAAACAATTGGTTTTGGAACTGAAACCGTATCTCTTGCTTCAACTGCAATTGCTTGGAATAGTGTTCCTGGTGGTGTTGCTCAGGACATTTACGTATCTAGTCCACCAACAGTTTCTATTGGTGGAAGTATGGTTATCAGTTCTGCTCAAGGAATTGAAACTGTTAAGGTATTAGAAAAATTTAATAATGGTATTATTAGAGTTCATAGAACTGCTGATCCTGGTGTAGCACATACACTTGGAAGTAAAATTCATGTCTTAAATGACAGAATTAAACTCAACACAAAAACAAGTAGTTTTAAATCAAAGAGAAATGTAAGAAGATATTTTAATGCAAAAGATGCAGTTGGTATTGGTTTAACCACTGGTAGTGCAGTATCTAAACTGCAGGAGATTGGTAGAACATCTGCTGGAGCAGGCACCACATTCATGGTGAATATTCCACACAGAACTATCTACATTCCAAATCATCCATTTAAAACTGGTGAAAAGGTAACGTTTAGTAAGGCATCAACTGGTGGTGTTAATCCACTTACTGTTGGATTAACTGCTGCAAGTAGCGGATTGTTCTTCCTTCCCGATAGTTTTACAAATACATCCGATGTATATGTTATCAATAAAGGCAAGAATTATATTGGTTTAGTTACACAAATTGGTTTAACAACTTCAACTGATGGATTGTATTTCCATACAGATGGTTCAGATAATAATGAATATCTTATTGAAACAAATTACAGTAATGTAACTGGAAATGTTGATCGCATTGTTACTACAGTTAGTACTGGATCATCTCACGGTCTCAAACGTGGAGACACTGTAAGACTTAGTGTTGTTCCAAATACAGTAGTAGGAGTTGGTAGCACAGCACCACTCACACTCAAACTAAACAAAGAAACTAAACAATTGATAGTTAATCCAGTAGGATTTGATTCATCTCAAATCAATATTGGTAGTAATACAATTAATATTCCAAATCATGGATTTGAAACTGGTGATAAAATAATTCATACGGCCGTAACTTCATCTGAAGGATTGGAAAATGAAAAAATATATTATATTGTTAATGTAGATAGAAATACAATAAAATTAGCAAATACTTATTTCAACTCAATTCAAGATAAACCAGAAATTGTTAGTATAACAAGTACTTCTAATGGAACTATTAATCCTATAAATCCATCAATTGATTTGTATAAAGATTCCACAGTTGAATTTGATTTATCAGATCCATCTCTTGCATTCACCAATCAAGGAACAACTTATTCTGCATTTAAATTTAATTTATATTCGGATAAAAATTTAACTAAAGTTTGGAATACATCTAAAGTAAATTCCAACTTCGAATTGATTAAAGAGGGTAAAGTTGGAACTTCTGGTGCAAAAGCAACATTAACAGTCAATAAAGATATTCCACAAATTTTATATTATACTTTAAATGTTGTAAAAGAAACTAATGTTCCAGAAGTTAAAGAAAGAGTATTCGTTGATAGTGAAGTTATTTCTGGAAATGAAATAAACACAAAAGAAAGTCTTTACAGTGGAAAACATACAATTACTGTAGGAACAACCACATCATTTACATATTCTGTCAAAGATGTTCCTGAAGCGTCATCTTATGGGTCATCTTCCGATATTTCCTATGAAACAGATTGCACCCATACTTATGGACCAATTGCA